CTGATAAAGTTGATGGGTCTGTTATTTACTATGACTCTAGTTCTGCTACATTTAAGGCAGATGCAACTACTACTAAACTAACACTCGTTAATGGAGGAAACTTTTAGGCCATGTCTAACACTATAAGAATTAAAAAGAGAGCAGCGAGTGGAAGTGCTGGTGCTCCTGCTGATTTATCTCCATCAGAATTAGCTTATAACGAAAATGATAACAAACTCTATTATGGTTTTGGTGACAATGGATCAACACCTCCATCTGCAAGTTCAATAATTGTAATTGGCGGTTCTGGAGGATTTTTTAACAAGACAGATACAAGAAGTGCAAATGCAATATTAGCTGGCCCTACAACTGGAAGTGCTGCTGCACCTACATTTAGAAGTTTAGTAGCTGCTGATATTCCTTCTGTTGCTCATACCAAAATAAGTGATTTTGATGCAGGTGTTCAGACAAATAGAGTAGACGAATTAGCTGCTGCAACCAATCCAGTAACAGGAGTTACGCCCACAGCCGATGCTCATTTTGCAACGAAGGGATATGTAGATGGTGTCAGCCAAGGATTAGATATTAAAGACAGCGTTAAGGTTGCTACTACTGCAAATATTACGCTTTCTGGTACGCAAACTATTGATGGTGTTGCTGTTTCTGCTGATGAAAGAGTTTTAGTTAAGAACCAAAGTACAGCAAGTCAGAACGGACTGTATCTTTGCAAAGCAAGTTCATGGGTAAGAACAGATGATTTAGCTGCTGGTGCTGACGCTGCTGGAATGTTCACCTTTGTTGAGCAAGGATCTACAAATGCTGACCAAGGTTTTGTTTGTAGCTCTGACAAAGGATCTGCTGTTGTCGGCACTAATAATTTATCTTATACACAATTTAGTGGTGGTGGAAATTTAACTGCTGGAGATGGTTTAGATAAGTCTGGTAACGAATTTAGTGTTGACCTTAAATCCAATGGTGGGATAGTAATTGAATCAACAGAAATGGCTGTTGATCTTTCTGCTAGTTCTATCACAGGAACCCTTGCAGTTGGCGATGGTGGAACGGGAGCTACAAGTGCAAGTGCAGCAAGAACGGCCCTCGGATTAGCCATCGGTACAAATATTCAGGCTTTTGACCAGCAGTTGTCTGACATTGCAGGTCTTACACCTTCTGACGGTAATTTTATTGTTGGAGATGGATCAAACTTTGTACTTGAAAGTGGATCAACCGCCAGAGCAAGTCTCGGTGTAAGCATCGGAAGTCAGGTTCAAGCCTACGATGCTGACTTGGACAACTTATCAGGTATGCAATCAGGTGCTTCTTCTGCCTTGGCTGCGATAACCTCAACAGAACTACAGATTCTTGATGGTGCAACTGTCACAACCGCAGAGTTAAATTTATTAGATGGTGTGACTGCTACAACAAGCGAATTAAATATCTTAGATGGCGTGACTGCAACTGCCTCTGAGTTGAACATTATGGATGGAGTCACAGCAACGACATCAGAATTAAACATAATGGATGGAGTCACAGCCACGACTACTGAGTTAAATCATACAGACGGAGTTACATCAAATATTCAGACTCAGTTAGATAATAAACAGGCTTCTGATGCACAGCTTACAGAATTAGCAACAATGAACGCTAATACAGCAAGTGCTTTAGCCGATTTAACACAAGCTGAAGTTCAGATATTAGATGGAGCTACAGTTTCTACTTCTGAATTAAATTTACTAGATGGGGTTACAGCAACAACAAACGAATTAAATATTCTAGATGGGGTTACTGCAACTGCTTCTGAACTTAATATTTTAGACGGAGTTACAGCTACAACCTCAGAACTAAATATTTTAGATGGAGTTACAGCTACAGCTACCGAATTAAATTATGTAGATGGTGTAACTTCTGCGATTCAGACGCAGTTAGATAACAAGCAAGCTAGTGATGCAGAACTAACAGAGTTGGCAACAATGACATCTGGAACAGCTTCTGCTCTTGCTGATTTAACAGGAACAGAAGTTGCAATACTAGATGGAGCTACAGTCACAACCACCGAATTAAACATAATAGATGGTAATACATCTGCAACATCAACAACTCTTGCTACAGCAGATCGTATGGTGATGAATGATAATGGAACGATGAAACAAGTTGCGTTGTCTGACCTGGTTACATTTTTGGAGGATGGTGCTACATCTGGTTTTGATGTAGAGGGTGGAACTTTTTAAGCCATAGGAGGTAAAGGCCAGTGGCTAATGTCATCAAGCTAAAACGAGGTACAAGCACACCCACAACAAGTGATATAGTTAATGGCGAAGTTGCTTTAGATACGTCAGCACAAAAATTATACGTAAATGATAGTGGAACTGTAAAAGAGATTGGAGGTGGTAGCAGTGTTCCAACTGGCGGTGGTAGTGATGCTGTTTTTTATGAAAACGATCAAGCGGTTACAGCAGATTACACAATAACAAACGGCAAAAACGCAATGGCAGCAGGTCCTATATCTATAAATAGTGGCGTAACTGTCACTATTGGCAGTGGAGAAACCCTTACTATTGTTTGATTTATGAAAGAAACTATTGAAAAGCAGATCCTTGAATGGCAACAAGAAATAATTAATCAAAAACAGTATATCCTACGTTTAGAAGGTGGAGTGCAAGCATATCAACTGTTATTGCAAGAAATCAATAAGAAACAAGAAAAAACAGGAACTATAGATTTAGGGGTAAAAAACGAAAAAAAGTAGAGGGGATACTCGTGAGAGAGTGTCCTGTTTGTGGTACAACTTTCAATACGATGGAACAACGCAGAATTTATTGTTCTGGAGCGTGTAGAACAAGGTCTTGTAGAGCTAATTCTGTTCGTTAATTTTTTCTTGAATTTGTCTAGTCATAATTCCACCTATTAGATATAGTGGGCTTAGACCTATTATTAAAGCAAGAACTCCCCAAGTTACGGGTACTAATGCTTTAGCAAACGCTTCTTTCCACATATGTTTCAAAAAATTGCAAATGTATTGAGTATTATCTCATTCTTAATGGTAGCTTCCATGAGTGGTGGAGCGTACTTTGGTTACAAGTATGTAACTTCAGAACAGTTCCAAACAAAAATGATGAATAAAGTTTTAGGTAATGTTCAAGGAATGATGCCAAAGCTATTAGATAAAGGATTACCTAATACAACAGGCGAATCTTTACCTATTCCAAAAGGCTTTGGTATATGAATTGTTATTGGTGCGATACTGAATTAATTTGGGGTGGTGATATTGATATAGATGAGTCAATGCCAACTTATCCTGAGTTTTCAGTAATGACTAATCTTTCTTGTCCTAAATGCTTTGCGGAAGTAGAAGTATTGAAAAAACGAGATGCCTACGATTGAAATACCTGATATAGGTATTGTCGAAATATATATTCCTGACGTTCCAGAACCCTATAGTCA